AACTAGATAAATTACTTGATTAAATTTGTTTATCAATGTCCTCTACACATTGCACTTTCATTGTGTAAAACTTATTAAAATCAAACTTCATAAATTTACGTCCAAAGCTCTCACATTTTTCTAGTTCATAAAATTTTTCTTTTAGAACTAATTGATTACCTGTGTACACCCATACCTGTTCCTCGGTTAAGCCCCACATACTGATTACCAATATAAATACTTTAGTCATCCAAATACTTTATAGAAGATTTTAATGTTTGAACATTATCTTTTACTATACCCAACATTATGTTACATGGGTTACAAAGCAGGCCTCTTGGTAAGAGGTTAGGATTTTCCTTAAAATCTTTACGTTTATACTTGTGGTCGTGATCTATTACTAACTCTGTTGTAAAGTTGGGTCTGTTGTCACTGGTTCTCTTTGGAGCTTTTTCTTTAAAATTTTTGCCACAAATATCGCAGACAGGTTTTTTCTTTAACCACCACAAAGAAGTCTTTTCATTGTACATGGCTTTAATTTTTTGCATCCTAAGCTTAATTCTACCATCTCTAGATTCTTTTAACCTGCTAACATAATTTCTTTGCACTTCATTATGCTTTTGCCTACCTTTTTCTGTAGCTCTATAACGTCTGTTTCTTTCTTGTTTTATCACTTTATTTCACCCCAAGAGGGACCAACCTCACAATCTATTTGTGATGGAACTCTTAGAGGAACTGTGTTTTCCATAATCTCAATAATCATTTTCTTTTGATCTTCACTGTGTATTGAAACATCTAACTCATCATGAACTTGTATTAAAGGTGTTATCCCTGCTTTAAAAATATCTACCATTGCTTTCTTTGTTTGGTCAGCTGCCGATCCTTGTATCAATCTATTCAAAGCTCTGTATGTAAAAGCACGACGTATTCTATTCATGCCTCCATGTTTTCTTTCTGCTTCTTCTTTTTTTAAAGCTTGATGAAGACCATACATGTTTGGCTCCCACATATCAAAACGACAAACACGACCAAGTAAAGTTCTGATCTCTCCTACATCAGCAGCTTTTTTCATCGTGCCATCTGTTAATGCTTTTACAAATGGAACTGTAGCGTGATATTTTTCAAAAACTTCTTTAGCATCATCCATGTCCAATCCTAATTGAGAACCAAGCTTACCTCTGCCCATACCATACATCATGCCAAGGTTGATTGTCTTTGCTTGTTTACGATCTATCCCAGCCATATCTGCAACTACCTGGTGAAAGTCTGTGTCTGGATTTTCATTATAATCTTTTACTAATTTATTTACCGAGCTGACTTCCCACGATGTTGTTTCACTAACAAGCGCACCGTAGTGTGCAAGAAGTCTGGGCTCTTGTTGTGAATAGTCAAAGCAGCCCCACTGCTCACCCTCTTCAGGAATAAAAAGCTCTCGTATCTTAGGTCCAATATTTTGATTACGTGTAGGCATTTGTTGCAAGTTAGGATTTTGCATGCTTAATCTACCAGAAATAGTGCCACCTGTTTCAGATCGCATTTGATTTACATCTGCATGAATACGACCATTGTGTGCATGTTTTAAAATAGAGTCTACAAATGTTGTTCTTGCCTTGTTAAACTCTCTTGCTTTTACTATGTCTTGCGCAAACTTAGATGGTTGATTTGATAAAAAGTTTTTATCAAAGGCAGGTAATCCTGTTGGTGTTGTACTGTATTTTATTTTTAATTTATCAAAAGCTTTTGCAATAGATAGTGGCGATAAAATCTCAAGATCAAATCCACATGTTTTATTTAAACTACGTCGTACTTTGTTTTCTTCTTTTTCAAAATCAATTTTAATTGTTGCAGCTTTATCAAGATCTATTCTTACACCCTTCTTTTTCATAGCAAACAAAACATGAAACAAATCTGATTCTAAATTAAATATATCTGTTAAGTCTTCTTTTATTATTTTTCTTTGTAATACTTTCCATAACTTTAAAGTTACTGCAGCGTCTTGCTCTGCATAAGGGCCAACATACATCGGAGGTAGTTTCCACATCTCACTCTTTGGGTTTACACCATACTCAGCCGCAGCTTCATACAATAAAGTTTCTGATTTTGTTTCTCCTACATAGTGTCTAGATAGTTCTCGTAAAGAATAGTTACGTCTGTTCTCATCTACCAAAGGAGCTGCAACCATTGTGTCAACAATACGGCCATGAACTTTTAAACCCATGGCATCAAGCCATCCAACATCATAGATCGCATTGTGAAATATTTTATCGCAAGGTAATTCTAAAATAGGTTTAAGTGCATTGGTAAAAACTTTTGCGTCTAAATTGTGTCCTCCTTCATGCGCGATAGGATAGTATCCTTCCCATCCATCTACAGCTATGGCAACACCTATGACTCTACCATTCTTTGTAGCCCATCCTGGACCTATGCTTTTATTCAAGCCATCATCTTTTGTTTCTAAGTCTATTGCAATTTCTTTCGCATCCGTAAGATCAGGAACTACTTCTGGTGGCACCCACTCACTTGGAGTTTGAAAAAAGTTGCCTTGGCTCATTTCGTTCGTTCGTTTATTTCTGCAGCTATGGCTGCATAAGCTGCTAAATCTATATAGCTATCCTCCTTATGTGCATGCATTAATCTAGCCACTTTAACTAGAGCCATGCACATCGCTACATCGTGAGGTGTAATTTCTTTGCGGAGGAAAGTTGACCATAATGCAGCGATGTTCTCATGATTTTTAAGTTTATCTCCATACTCCTCTTGACGATCTCCCTTAACCAATTTTTTTGCTTCTTCTAAAATATTTTCACAAATCATAATAACTCTGTAAACTCCCTATCTGTTTTGCTTTCAATAATATGTAATGATTTTTTTGCCCTGGTGGCACCGACATAAAACACCCTCCGTTCATCATCCCTTTTTGTAGAAACGCTAAGATCAGCTTTTCTAGGTAGATCTGTTAATAACATAACATTATCTGCTTCGCTACCCTTGGATGCATGAATGGTAGAAACCCTTATATTTTTAGCAGAGTTAAATTCATTTCTACGTAGAGCTGTGTTTACATACATTCTCATAGATTCGGGCACATCATCTAAAGCTAAATCCCAAGCAAGATTTATATCTACGTTTAACCCATGATGCACAGTCAAAGATTCATAATCATACATGGCAGCTGGGTCCATTTGTTTAAGCTTTTCTTTGTATCCATGTTGTATTCTACCACTACCACTTATGTAATAATAAATATCCTTTACTGTTTGAAGATCTATGGCGCCCTCTTTTAATCTGTTCCAACCTTCAACCGCTCTAATCAAACGATCAGAAACAGAAGATCTATTTTTAAATGTGTAGAACATGCCCTCTCTTTTTAAACGATCCATTACATCGTCCAGCATGTAATTTGTTCTTGCTAAGATTAACCACTCACCCTTTGTTAAATCAGTATGATTATTAAAACGCATGCGGTGACGCATAACAACTCCTTCTTCTTCTTTTGGATTCCAATCTTTTTGTACTCGATCATTTACTTTATTAATCAAGTCTCCTGCCACATGGTGCACGGCCCTTGGTATTCTGTAGGATTGTGTTAAGACTTGTCGTTCACCACCAATTAATTGTAATCTTTTTGTATCAGCTCCAGCCCATTCAAAGATTGCTTGGTCGTCATCACCAGCGATAAAAGCTTTTTTTGAATTACGAATAAGTATCTCTACCATTTGCCATTGTATAAAACTTAAGTCTTGTGATTCATCAATAATGACAACATCAAAACCAGGACAAGCTTTTTGTAAATTAAATTCTATAATCATATCTGTAAAATCAAGCTTTGCTTTTTTACCTTTGTATTGCTTTAACCCCTCTGCTATTTGATTTAGTTTTTGTTCACCAAACATAACATGCTCTGTTTGATTTAAAAACTCACTTGAAAGAGGAACGCCTTTTATTTTTGCTTGGTCAATTATTCTTAAAAAAGGATCTTGTGGTGTTGATATGCCAAGGTGGTCCACAGATTTGTTTGGATTAATTAATTTTTCTTGTAGCAGATCAGATACCTCTGCATAATCTTTATCACCCATAACATCATCGCTCGCTAATCCTAATGTTAGATAAGCCATGCTATGTAATGTTCTAAAATATCTTAAATCTTTTCTAGTAAGATCAAACTTTTTCATTGCTCTATCGATAGCTTCTTTCGCTGCTCGTTTTGTAAAAGCAAAGTATCCTATTTTATCTGGAGCAGTTCCTTTTTGTAACTCTTCCTCGACGATGTTAAGCAAGTGTGTTGTTTTGCCTGTGCCAGGTGGACCAAATATTATATCAATTTTTTTGCTTTGACTGTCTTGTAATATCATCTTGTATCATCATTAAATTTAGTTTTATCATTTTTAGATCGTTAACCAGCATTCGTTTAGTTAGCTTTTTTGTTTTACTTTCTGATTTAGAAACCAGTTGTGCAGCTATTTCTAAAGTCTCCCTAATTAGTTTTTCCATTTTGTTCTCCTTTTTAATACAGATTAATTAACATATGACAAGAGTTACACACCTAACACAGCACTTTTTCTTTTTTTTCATACCTGACATCCAATTTAAAATGGTAAATCTTCTTCTTTTGATTCCATATCTGGAACAGGAAGCTTCGCAACTCTTTCAAATGCTTCAGCACTTATCTTCCACATTCTATTATTTTTCTTATCTGCTTTTCTAACTGTTTGATCAGCGCCAAGTTCTCTTAATCTTGACGCAGTTCTTGTTGGATCGTATCCTCTAAATCTTTGTTTATCTAAATACTGTGTTAAGAATTTCATTTTAAAATAAATATATCCATCTTCGTGATAACATTTACCGTAAGCAACTTCGTCTATTGTTTGAGCTTTACCTAAATCATTTACAAAAGAATTTAAATGTTCATCAAATCTACCATCTAACGTTGTATCATCCGCTAGCTTTTCTATTTGTGCATCGCGTCCAATCTCATCTAATTTTTTTCTCCAATCATTTACTTTTGTAAGTGGAAGAACAATATTAATTTGATCGTAAACAGCTAATGCAAATTTATTAAAATCAAACAAGACGCTTGTTCTTACACGCACTTGTCTTTTATTTATAGTTATGTACCAATACGAATCTTCTGTTTCAAATTTTTTTATATCTGTATAATCATATTCACGATCTCCCTTTTCAATTCCAAACTTTCTTGTCATGCACACATCATCAGAACAGTAATTGCACGCAGGACTTGTTTTACATAAGTAACCTTTGTACTCTTTACCTTCGTGAGATCTAATTGTTTTTTCTACCTCCTTGTATGTCAAAGGTGGCTTCATGTATTTATTATTAAATTCATTTACTTTATTTTGCCATTCTTCTGGCCACTTCTTTTTTGCATAAACAGTGTAATGAAACAAACCGTTGTCACGACCTCCATTTGGAGTCTTGTCATTTATGCCTTGAACTATTCCAACCTCCATGAGTTTCTCTATACAAGGCGGTCCATCAAACCCTTCGTATTTTTTTGATACTTTTATTTTTAAGTTTTCAAGTTCTTCTTTCGTGACTTTGTGCTTGTCATATAGATCATAGAACTGCTGGAGATCAGCAGCACTACCATCGTCCAAATAAGCGTAACGCATAGTATTGTTAGCATTAAAGTAAGGTAAATTAAGCCAAGACCCAACATCTCCCCTGCTTGAATTAACTGTGACTTGCTTGGGAAATATTTCACAGTTACCATGACCCAAGCTCGCAGCCATTTCTTTTAACTTTTCTACTACAAGACTTGCCGGAACTAGCTCCGAGATAAAAAGAAATAAATGTGCACCACCACTTTTTGAACGACATGGTACTAATGGTAAATTATTTTTTCTAATTTCGGAAATTATTTTTTTAATATCTAGAGGATAAGTATCAATATCAATACAACCCCAAGTACAATTGTTATCATCTCTAATGGGGATACTACCCAACGATGGCGCCTTACCCTCAAGATGATTTTGCCATAGTGCATCTGATAAAGCACCTCTTTTAGTAATTGCAACACCATCTACCTTCTTTCCTTCTGTTACAGCACCGGCCCTGTATTGACCATATGCCCTATCTAAACCTGCAAATATTTTTTTAAATTTATTTATGTCCATTGTTTCTCAAGTAATGCAGCCCTGCGACCATGCACGGGAGAAACACTTAGATTGCAGAACCATGCA